TTTTCATTTGAGATATTTAAAAATGTGTTACTAAGAGACTCGCAGGAAATTGCGAGGGGTTTTGTTGATAATTGTATTGAACCGTGTAATAAAAAAATAGGTATACCTGCTAACTATGACAAGAAAAAAGTATGCGAAACGTTAAATCAAGTAATTTATGAAATATTAAAAGATAAAACTCTTACATGTTTTACAGCAAAAGATTTATGTGCATTAAATTATTGTATTTTGAAATATAACATGAAGGTATCAAAATCATTAACAAATTTTGAAATAAGTTTATCGGTTTGCGATAATCTATGTAAAAAAATTGCATTCAAACGATCCTATATGGATCATTTAAAAGATATTGTAGATGACATGTTTGATTGATCACGCTTTATCTAGGATTCCTTCGCGACCGATGACCGCGTACGAGACGTTGTATCGTTGTTGCCGCTCTCGAACGTGAACGTGATGCTATTGGGAGGATGCGAATTTCATACAGATCTGATGCATCTTGACCAGCTTGACAATGAGCAGCTGAAACTGCGCGTGCTCCCGCCGCCCCCGAACCAAACAAGAAATTATGTGAAGCTATGCTTGCCATGTGAGGGCGATGCGCATCAACAAGTTCATATGCTTGTGGAAGTTGCGATTGCTGTGAAACAACGATATGCCATAAATCAGAAAACGATACCAGGCCTTGGAACATGCTGAAAGCCCCGATAGAAAAATACGGAACAGATTTCATAGCGCTTGCTGAAATTCCGCTAAGACCATCTTTCGAAAATTCACATACCCGGTTACATTCATACTTTATAGAGTCTGGATTGTTCATTAAAGTAAATAATTCACCTTTGGTTATTACACAAAAAGAATCTTCCAATTTAAATGCCAAATTATCTGGAATCTCGTTCAAAGCGTCCAATACATTTTTTTCTTCCATATCAAGCCAATCCACGTATGTAGAACGTTGATCTAGTATATTGCCACTTGTTGGAAAATTTGGTATCGGGTTAGTTATATAATGCGAATTGCCTTGCAGAGTTCCGGTTCGAGATACGATTTGTCCAGGCGCAACTGGAGCCGGAGCAACAACAGCAGCAGCAGCAGCTGGTGGAAGAGGAGGCGGACTGCCAAAATGGCCTCTGGCCCAGGAATTCCGAAACTCGAATCGAGACCGCAGGTCCAGATCCCCCAGCGCAGGACCAGAAGGAGCAGCAGCAGCAGCAGCAGGAGGAGCAAGATCGTCGTCGCTGTCACTGTCATCAGAATCCATAATGCGCCTTGCGAGACGTGACGCATCATGCATTCTTCGATCAGCAGCAGCAGCTGGTGGAGGACCAGAAGGAGCAGCAGCTACGGGTCTAACAATTGTATTGTCGTATGTCAATCGTATCATTTGTATTCCAGGGTGTTTTCTTCGACAATGGCCGTATATATTTGTAATCTCTGTGTATGTTTTATCGCAAAATGGGCATTTGAATCTTTCTGGACCATTCGCTGCAACGAACTGTTCTCTCGCACGCCAGCGGGCAGCCGATGGTCTTGGGACTACCGCATCAGCCCCTCTTACAACAGTGCTAGCATGTGTCAATCTTGGCATTGGTTGATCGTTATGTTTGTTTTTACAATGAATGTATATATTTGACATTGCTGAAAATGTTTTATCGCAAAATGGACACTTGAACCTTTCATCAGCAGCAGCTCCGGCTCCACCCCGTTTTTTTAACGTTCGTTTTTTTTTATAATATTTTTTTTTATACGTTTTCATTTTGGTTATTTGGTTTGAGGTTTTAATCTATGACAATAAAATAAAATAATTAATTGATATATTAAATAAAATAAAAAAGGGGTTTTTTATTTTATTCTAAATGCTAAGCGGGTTATTATACAAACGGAGATGATGTAAGTTCTTCCAATGTCCAGCTCTTTTTTTTCTCGCCGTGATAGGGTCTAGCCCATCCACCTTTAATCAAAATTTCAGAAACGTTCTCGCCCGTTGGTAGAAACAAATCTCCCAATACTCTACCTCCATATTTGTCCCAGTCATGAATGCGAACTTTGGCAATGTTGGTTGGAAACAATGACTTCACATAGTCTCTCACTTTTACTGCCGCCAAATGTTCTTGAGGAAGTCGGCCTTCTCCATGTTTGAGTTCGGGAGTATCGATTCCAAGAATTCGCAACGAAAAACGGACAGGAGTTTCTGAAAACATAACGATGATCTTTACAGTATCCCCGTCGTAAACTTCCTCAATTCGAGTCATTGTAAACTGGTTTTGAAAGGGTACCTTTGGAACCGTCTTGAGATCGATAGCCTGTAGACGTTGTTCAAGTGTTAGCTGTTGTGAATGTTGCGAATGTTGCGAATTTTCATCGGAACATTTGCTGGGTAAGCATGCTCCCATTTTGGTATTGACTGGTTCTTCTGTAGAGTCCATGAGTATATATATACTATGAAAAGTAAATCAATTTTATTTAATTTTATTTACTTTATTTTATTTTATCTTATTTTATTTTAGAACCTTATTAAACATTTATAAATGATGTCGCTTCAGTTATAATGGTCTTACTAACGGACGAGGATCCACGCTACCGGCAAAATGGGTTAATGAAGCGGGTGATGTATTTGTTGGCTGTTGAGCGGCGACAGGCGTACGACAATGATCTACGGTACACTGCGTTGTGTTAAAATTAAAAGGACGAATTGTCGGCATTAAATATTTTTACTTTTATTATATATTTTATTTTATTTTATTTTATTTTTATATATTGGTTTATTAGTTATATATTTAATATTAAATGAATTATTTTTATTATTGAAATCAATATAAAAGAAAATAGTTATGTATCTTATAAACCAATAAAAAGTATTTTTTGGATTGGGAAAATTATTACGTAGCCGGAAAGAAAATAAAATAAACAACCCAATGTTATCACAAGGATCATCATCATCATCAAATTTTCATACTCTTTCCGGAAGTTGGACCCTTTGGTCGCACCTACCGCACGATACAGATTGGAGTCTAAGTAGTTATACAAAAATTTGTCAGTTTAATACTGTCGAAGAAGCGGTAGCGATTACAGAAATGCTTCCTCCTAAACTCATTATGAACTGTATGCTTTTTTTGATGCGTACTGGAATATCACCTATATGGGAAGACGTTAGGAACCGTAACGGCGGATGTTTTTCATACAAGGTTGCAAATGCCGACGTTCCATTTAGTTGGAAACAGTTGACATATTCGATCGTCGGAGAAACGATATCCAACACGCAAGCAATTCTACCTCACGTAAATGGTATAACCATTTCCCCCAAAAAAAACTTTTGTATTGTAAAAATATGGCTGGCCAACTGTGACTACCAAAGTGCGGCGGTAATACGCGAACTTGTCGGGATTACTCCTCACGGATGTTTATTTAAACGTCACGTACCAGAGTATTAAGTATTACATACTCACATAATACCTAATAAAAAATAAAAAAACGGACATGCTAAACCACTGCATGTTATGCCAGTTCCGTACTGGGAAACGGTGAGTTTCAGGTCCCACGCGGCTCCGTTTACTGTCCAGCTTGACATTAGATTTACTTACCACGCCTACGTGATGGACGGTGACCGTCGTCCATACAGACAAGCGATTATGGTCTCGATTCGATCTTCAATTACAGCCGCCACATGACAGGTCGTCGACGACTCGGAGGTATGCCAGTCGCCGATAATAGTTGTGACACGCATTGCAGACCAACACAGTGCTTTGCCAACGGGATTCGCATACGAACTCACTCTCGTCGTCAAGTCCTGCATCACAGTGCGTGCACATACCAAACTTGAAATTGACGCTCATGTTGCTACGTTCATCGGGAGTGAGACTCATGTACGGAACGTGCGGAATCGTATTTTCATCGTCGTCGTCGTTGTCGTCCTCGTGATCGTCATCGTCGTCATCATTGCCATCCCGATAGTACTCAATTGGTTCTTCGCCACCTCGACATTTGTGGCGCGGCTCGTCTACCATGTCGTTGTCAACCCAATCATTTTCTGCATGTTTCTCGTACCATTTGCGGGATTCTTGTTCCTCCAGTGTCATAGCACGGTCATCGTGGTCAGCTCCAGTCCAGCGGCGTCCAGGTTCATCACTCCAACGAGAATCAAATGTATCTTCGTCTCCACTCCATCTCCGTCTGGGTTTCGCATGTTGCGTGGGTGCAATTCCACCAGCACTTTTGGCAACAGAAGCAGAAGTCCAGTGAGTAGAAGTTTCAATGGTCGTCATTTTGTTCGTTCGTTAGAATGTTTTGGTCACTGCATTGATGATAGTTTTGATTGAAAAACCATTTCAATTTTTTTTCATTTTATGTATAAAAGTAATTGAAAACTTTATTAAGATTAACTATTTTTATTAACTAAATACCTAAATATTATAGATTTTCAATGGCAGTTTTTTTACCATGACAGTCTCTACAGAGAGCTACTAAGTTATCTATGTGATTTGTGCCACCATGCTCAAGTCTAACAACATGATCAACTTCAAACCACGCTGGCAGTTGTCGAGTGCAATGCTGGCATTTCCAACCTTGTTGTGCAGCTACAAATTTTTTCTTCGTTTCACTAACGCAACGTTTGGTTGACGTTTTACCCGATGACAAAATTTTATTTTGTTTATGATTCAAGGATGCGCCGCCCCCCGTTGGAGATATGAACGGTTTTTGAGTATGTTGATGTTGGTCGACTTGATTGCCTATACCAAACATTGCTGTTTTATTTGTAAAATCTAAAAACGGACTCAATACATCAGCCGTATCTTTGCTTACTGGCATATATTTTATGATGTCATTGGCATGCATAAACATTGTTCTAGACTGATCTGGATTTTTTTTTGCAAACAAGTAAATGGATAATCCAATAAATGCAAAAGTTGCCATTTTTATGTATTTCTGCGAAGACTGTAATGACTTCAAAAATTTACCATCATAGTACGTGTTTGCAATTAAAAATGCGGTAATTATAAATATAATATATTCAGTCTTCATATTGATATACTTTGTATCTGTATTTATAAATTATAAATTAACTTTTTATTTTATATTTTATTTATTGTACAACACGTAAGCTCCATATATTCCGGCAATAAGAAATGAAAAATAAATAAGCTTTTCTTTATATTTTAATTCATCCATAATTGCTATTTTTTTTGGAACATAATGTAAATAGTATGCATTCAATGCTTCGGTCATTGTAAGTTCATCTTTATGGATTGACGCATTCACTTTATTGTGTATAAACACAACCCATCTTAAAAATGAATCTCTTGTATCAAGGTATGGAGTTACTGGATATTTATCTAAAAGTATACTAAATCTATTTCCGATTGCATAGTCTGGTAAAAATAGTGGTAAATTCTGAATAAAGTCGTAATATTTTTTACGCGTAACACTGTTTGCATGTTCTGGATATTTAACGGCCATTGTCATTAATACAAACCAAAATTTGGGGCCCCATATTTCGGGATCCAGCACTGTCGGAAATGGAACTGCTGACATTTGATTTTAAATACCTATTAGTAATTCAATTATTTTATTTACATGGTTATAACTTATTTTCATTTAACTTACAGTATCAATAAATATCAATAAATATCAATAATTATCAATAAATAACAAATAACATAATAAACGATAGACATGGATATAACTCAGTTGATATAGATGAACGATTATCTACATACAGGAGTGTTTGAGGGAGACAAGGCGGGCTTGCACGTTCACCAGTTTTTTTGTAACAACTGTGGAAAATATGGAAATCATACTTACAACAATTGTCGATTTCCAACAACAAGTATTGGTATGGTTGCAACCCGTTACAATCCTACTACATCTGAGTATGAATTTTTAATGATTCGAAGAAAAGATACGCTAGGGTTTGTTGATTTCATAAGAGGTAAGTATACGTTTTCCAATTTTATACATGTGAAAAACATCATTGATGAAATGACCATTCGTGAAAAGGAGAGGCTTTTATCCTGCGACTTTAAACAACTATGGGGAGAAATGTGGGGAGGATACACCAACTCTCAGTTTACAGGAGAAGAGTCTCAATCGAGGGATAAATTCAATAAACTCAAAACTGGTGTTTTTTTTAAAGGAGTAGATAAACCTATAACATTACGAGAACTAGTTGAACATTCAAAAACAGCGTGGAAAAATGCAGAGTGGGGGTTTCCAAAGGGCAGGCGTAATAACCAAGAAAGTGATATTGAATGTGCAGTTCGTGAAAATTTTGAAGAAACTGGATATAACATTAAAAAATGTGACATTTTATCAAACATTGTTCCTGTCGAAGAAGTTTTTATTGGGTCAAATTTGAAAAGTTACAAACATAAATACTTTGTCGCGTTTATAGGGAATGACGTATCACCAGTTAACCCGTTTGAAAAATCCGAAGTAAGCAAGTTGAAGTGGTTATCATATGGAGATTGTATCAAAAAAATTAGACCATATAATACAGAAAAACTCAACTTATTGGCTCGTGTACATAACATATTAACAACCTATTCCGTAATAAAATGTAAAAATTAGTCTTGTGTGTATCGTGATTCTATGATTTAATATTATTAATATTTTATTATTATATATTAAGTATTTTTTGTTTGTGAATTAAAAACAAGTTGTGTTGAATCCGACGTTGAAATGCAATACCCAGAATCAATTTTACCAATTGCTGCAGACGAGCCTGTGCCTCAAGTAGAGCAAATTTTTTCAACTGAACAAACAGAGAACAAGCGTAAAGGCAGACGTCCTGGGTTTAAGATGTCACAGGAAACTAAAGATAAAATTTCAGTTACTATGAAAAATAGAAAAAACCAATTAGTAAATCCAGCGCCAGCGCCAGGTGAAAATACGCTGCCGCAAGGTAAGAGGTGTAAAAGAGGTACGCGTAAAAATAGACGCACGGGTAAGTGCGAGCCATATCCAAAGATCCAGCCCGCTCAAATGACACCGCCCCAACTTTCGGACCTTCACCTTGAATTTCCAGTAGAGGTTCATTCAGAAGAAGAAATTACAGCACCGGTGCCACCACCTAAACGTAGAGGCCGACCTGTAGGATTTAGATTGTCTCAGTTGGTTAAGAATAAAATTTCAACTACAATGAAAAATAAAAAAAAGG